CCAAGGATATTATCAATCCTGTTATCATTACTGGTGTTGAAGCCCTCGGTCGTGGCAATGACCTACAGAAGCTCGACCTGTTCTTAGCAGGTGCTGCACAGGTGGTCGGACCCCAGGCTGTTGCCCAGTACGTTAATGTAGGAGAATACTTTAGTCGTCGCGCCACGTCCCTCGGTATTAAGACTGTTGGACTGGTTAAGAGCGACGAAGAACTGCAAGCTGAAGCGCAACAAGCGCAACAGATGCAAATGGTACAGTCACTCGGTCCTAGTGGCATCAAAGCCATCTCTGACCAAGTTAAAGGGCAACAAGCCCCACAAGAATAATAACCCGCGAGAAATATGGAAAGTGTAGTAATTAACGAACCTACTGAGGAAGAAAACATCTCCCTCGAAAAACAAGCAGAAATGCAAGCTGAGGCTAAAGAACAGAAAGCCTCCCAACAACAGCCCAAGGAAGTTGCTCAAGAAGAGGAACGCCCTGAGTGGCTTGACGATAAGTTCAAGTCTCCCGAAGACTTAGCTAAAGCATACAACGAATTACAATCCAAACTAGGAGATACCGCTAATGAAAAAGAAACTAATACTGATACTGCTAGCGATACAGATGACGATTCTTCCGTTCAAGAAGACGGCGCTCCTATGGCTGGTGTGGTTGAAACCGCGACTGCGGAGTTTTCTGAAAAAGGTGAGCTCTCGGATAAAACTTTTGATTCGTTGGAGCAAGCAGGTCTTCCTCGCGAAATGGTCGAGGCTTACATCCAAGGTCAGGAAGCTATTGCGGTAGGACAAGCCGCAGATGTTCAGCAGACCATTGGTGGACTCGGTAACTACGAAGCGATGGCTGAGTGGGCTGGCGAGAACCTCGATGACGCAGACTTGGACGCATTCAACGCCATCGTAGAGACAGGAACCGTGGAGCAAGCCAAGGTAGCCGTCAAAGGTCTCTATTCTCAATTTCTGTCCGCTGGTGGCAAACCGCCTCAACTTATTCAAGGCGACACCGTGGGCTCAGGACTTAAACCCTATACTTCATCCGCTCAGATTACTGAAGCGATGCGCGACCCTCGTTATAAGAACGACCCCGCGTTCCGTGAAAGCGTAGAGAAACGCTTGGCGGTATCTGACATATTCTAACCCAAAAATGGCAAAACGAAAAAACTTATCCTTACGAAAGGAACATAAAAATCCATCAGGTGGTCTCTCTAAAAAGGGACGTGATTATTACAACCGAAAGACTGGTTCTAATCTTAAACGACCTGTTACGGAGAAAAATCCAAAGGGTAAGCAAGCCGCTCGTCGGCGTTCGTTTTGCGCTCGCATGAGCGGAGCCAAGGGTCCTATGAAAGATTCTAAAGGAAGACCAACCCGGAAAGCCCTTGCGCTCCGCAAATGGAGATGTTAATTATGTGTGGATGTACTAAATGTAAAGCTAAACGTAAGAAACTTTCAATCAAGAAAGGAAGGAAATAATATGTTTGCAGGAATTATTGGAGCCGCAAAAGGCTTAAAAGCAATAGGCTCTAGCGAGGGTTTATCTGCCGTCAGTAGCGGTCGTACAGCTCTATCTCGTTCGGTCGCCGCAAAACGACCAGCTAAGAAGCGTAAGAAAAACCCTACATCTACGGCTGTCAGTGCTCCCACACGGAGACCTCGTTTGGCAATCCGTAGGGCAGACCGTTCAGGAGTCGGTTTAAATTACAATGGCTAAAATCTGTCCTAAAGGTATCGCTTGGGCAAAGCGCACCTTCGATAAATACCCCTCGGCTTATGCTAACATGGCGGCGTCTAAATATTGCAAAGACCCCAACTATGGCAAAGGCAAGCGGAAGAAACTAAAAATTAAGAGGAAGTAACATGGGTGAACTTGCAAAATGGCGAAGACAAAAGTGGGTCCGAATCGGAACAGACGGGAAGATTAAAGGCGCTTGCGGAACGTCTAAAAACAAAAAGAATCCCGACCGTTGTCTTCCACTCGCAAAAGCTAGAAGCCTATCGCAATCTCAAAGAGCAACCACAGCCCGCAAAAAGAAACGAGCGGGAGCCAAAGGCAAACAATTTGTAAGCAACACCAAAGCCGCCCGTGTGTCTTTGCGTGTTAAGAAAAAGAAATAACTTTCGTCCAATGACGCTAAGAAGTAGCGTAAGGCCCGATGCGTCGGATAACCTTAGACTAGCAAACCAAAGCAGACTGGACACCTAACCCCCAATAATAACTATAATAGAAAGATAAACTACTATGGCATTCACAAATAACGCTGCCCCCTCACGTGTGGGTCAGATTGAAGGTGCTAACGATGTAGATGCACTCTTCCTGAAGGTGTTCTCTGGTGAAATCCTTACCACGTTTGAAGAAAAGAACGTGATGAAGGACCTTCACATGGTTCGCACTATTCAGAATGGTAAATCTGCTCAGTTCCCTGTAACTGGCATCGCTACCGCTGGTTATCACACTCCTGGCGAGTCTCTCGTTGAAGGTGATAACGGATATCTGTCCGACATTCAAAAGAACGAGAAAATCATCACCATCGACGATGTGTTGGTTGCTTCTACGTTCCTTGCTAATATCGACGAGCTCAAGACTCACTACGACGTTCGTAGCATCTACGCTCAAGAACTTGGTAAAGCCCTTGCTAAGCGCTTCGACATCGCAACAATGAAGACTCTCATTGCTGCTGCTCGTTCTGGTGCTAACATCTCGGGTCAAACTCTGGCTGGTTCTACCGTTCAGAATGCAACTACCGACACTGCTGCTGGTCTTATCGACGCACTGTTCGCTGTTGCCCAGACTCTTGACGAGAAAGACGCTCCAGACGAAGGACGCTACGCCATCCTTACCCCTGAGCAATACTACACCCTGCTTACCACCGACAACGTGGCAATCAGCAAAGACTTCGGTCCTGGTGGTAGTGTAGCCGCTGGGTCTATCCCGATGGTTGCTGGTATCAGCTTGTACAAGTCCAACCACCTCAGCGACATCATCGCTCTTGGCGACGACTCTGGTGTTTCTACTGGTGACGGTTCTGCTAATAACGACGTGTTCGGTGACGCTGGTGTTGGATACAACGGCGACTTCAGCACTCTTGCAGGTGCTGGTTCTGGCGTTGGTATGAAGGGCTTCATTGCCGGTACTAAGGAAGCTATCGGTACTGTTAAGCTCCTTGACTTGGCTACCGAGTCTGACTACCAAATCGAGCGTCAAGGCTCGCTCTTCGTTGCTAAGTATGCAATGGGTCACGGTGTTCTCCGCCCTGAGTGCGCGGTTGAAGTCACCCCTCCCGCTAGCTAATAGCAATTAATCCTCTTGTCTCCCCCTTGGGTCTATCCCCTTGGGGGAGGCATTTACTTTTCTTTTAACGTTTTTATATTATATGGCAACTCTTACTACAAAGCTAGAAGCGGTGAACTCCATGCTTGGACATATTGGAGAAGCACCTGTAAACACCATTTCTAATGCTACAGCTTTACCCATCTCAGCATCCGTTGCTGTGTCGGTGCTGGATGAAACCAGCCGAGAGGTTCAGCTTCAGGGTTGGCATTTCAACACAGAGGTCGACGTGGAGCTTACTCCCGACGGCGACGGCAACATTAACATCCCCAGCAACGCTGTGGGCGTGGATACTGTTGACACTACTTTAGATGTCACCCAGCGTGGCTCACGACTCTATAACCGCAAAGAGCGCACCTATGCGTTCGACAATGCCGTAAAGGTACACGTTACCTACCTGTTCGATTGGGACGAGCTCAACGAGCACGCCCGGCGCTACATCACCCTACGTGCATCCAGAATCTTCCAGACACGCATGGTGGGCTCCAGGGAGCTTGAAGCGCTCATAGCTCGCGACGAGTACATGGCTCGTGCTGCTCTTGAAGAAGCTGACTACCAGAACTCTGACCGCACCATCTTTGACAACATAGACGCCGCTCAACGTATCGGCATCAACCGTAACTACGACATCGTATAATGCCCTTAATCAACAATTCGGTCGCTAATCTTATCCAAGGCGTCAGTCAACAGCCCGACTCTAGTCGCTATGACGGACAATGTGAGGAGCAGGAGAACGCCCTGAGTTCTGTTGTAGAAGGTCTTAAGAAGCGTCCTAACACACGCCACGTAGCTACCCTACTGACGGAGGCAATAAGCAGTGATAGTTTTGTTCACTTCATTAACCGAAGCGACACCGAGAAGTATGTCGTTATTCACGACGGAAGTAAGTTACGAGCCTTCAACACGCTAACAGGAAACGAAGCAACCATTAATGGTTCTACAGGTGGTTACTCGGTTAGCGATGGTTACTTGGATGTCAATAATCCTAACCAATCTTTAAAAGCACTTACTGTTGCGGATAGCACCTTCTTGTTGAATAAAGATAAGACGGTAACAAGTGATTTAACAAGTGAAAGCGAAGACGTAGAAAAAGACGCTTTTGTTTATGTTAAGCAGGGAGATTACTCGAAGACTTATAATGTTATATTTGACGAGAATCAAAAAGTACAGATTTCGACCTCTTATGCTGTAGTTAATTATATAGACGCTCAGCCATTACTTAGAAGTCAGTTTTCCATACTTAGTGGCGGCGTAGGATATACACCAAACACCGTGTTTACCGCCCCGATGGGGTTTACAGCCTTCGACGGCTCGAATGAATTACGCTTACATTCCAACAGCAGTGGCGTTATTACCGCCTTATCTACCAATATAGATACGACACCTGGTTCTTTTACATCTGCTGTGAACCTTGGAGGTGTTGCCTATGTAGAAGATGAAGAACTACCAGAACCGGGCACAGGAGGCGTATCTATTGGAACCGTCACAACCACAACGGAGTCCGCCACTTTCGCTAGTTCCAGCGGGGTAGGAGCGCGTACTACGCGTATTATCACCAATCTTTATAACAATGCTAACGGTAATACAACTTTAAAAACTTATTTTGAGTTAGCCAGTAAAGGTAACGGATTGCGCTTTACCCTTAAAGATACTGCCAATGCGCCTGACTTCTTTATAAGGACTTCTGACGACTTGGGAGACCAAGGTTTAGGTTTAATTTATAAGTCGGTATCCTCTTTGAGTGACTTACCCCTTGTCGCTCCTAACGGTTTCCGCACAAAAGTTATCGGAGATGCCGACCTTGACGCTGATGATTACTATGTTAAATTTGAAACAGCGGACGGAAGCGCTTGGTCTGAAGGAAGTTGGAGGGAGTCGATTGGTTTTAAGGTTATCCAAAAGTTAGACGCCACTACCCTTCCACAGCAACTTATAAACACTGGTGTTGACGCCTTTACGCTAGACGTAGCACCTTGGGAAGACAAGCTTGTTGGCGATGACGTTTCTAATCCATTACCTACCTTTGTGGGTAAACGAATAAACAGTCTATTTCTGTACAAAAACCGTCTGGGACTGCTTAGTGATGATTCAGTTATTTTATCCGAATCAGGCAATGTTTTCAATTTCTTCAGAACTAACACCACTACTTTATTAGATTCTGCTCCTATTGATGTTTCCGTGAGTTCCAATAAAGTAACCAACTTACAAGCGGCGTTAGGTTTCCAAGAGAATCTTATATTGTTTGCCGAAAACACGCAGTTTGTGTTAAAGGGTGGAGACCTTCTGACGCCTAGAACGGTAAGTATTACACCTGTAACCAACTTTGATGTGGATTCTTCGGTAGCGCCTCTTCCCTTGGGTTCGTATCTATACTTTCCTTTTAATCGGGGAAGCTTTACAGGTATCCGAGAATACACCGTTAATGCCACTACCGATAACTATGATTCGGTAGACATTACGGAACACATTCCTAACTACATCCCTTCAAATATTGTGGACATAGCAGGGACGACCACCGAAGACCTCATTGGAGTTGTTAGCGGTGACGACCCCAGCTCTGTGTATATCTACAAATATTTCTGGAGTGGAGCCAAGAAAGTTCTTAGCTCTTGGTCTAAGTTCACCTTTACTGGCGAAATCAGGGGCATTGAGTTTGTTGAAGCAACACTCTACGCTGTGATTACGTTAAACGACCAGACTCACCTAGTGGAACTACCAACTGAAGAAGGTAACACCGACCCAAGCGGGTTCTTAACGCACCTCGATATGCGTGTGTCTCGCACAGTGACCGCTGGTAGCGACCACATAGACCTACCCTACAGCGTCACCGCCGCGGATAACCTTCAGGTGTGGACAAAGGACGGAGCGTTCTTGGATAGCTCTTCGCACATCAACAGTGTTCAACTAGCACAGCCTGTGGAGGAAGACACGGAGGTATGGGTAGGCTTACCCTATACAATGAAGTATACCTTCTCTGAGCAGATATTTAAAGCTGCGTCTGGACAAGGAAAGAGTCCCTCAAACATTGCTAAGTTGATGCTAAAGAATGTGAATATATTCTATAGCAACACAGCCGCGTTTGAGGTTAAGGTGACACCTAAGTTCCGTGACACGTTCACCTCTTCGTTTACTCCTACTATTGTGGGGTCTTCAACCATAGGAACACTTACGTTGGACAGTGGCGCCTTCCGAGTTCCAGTCTTTACAAAAGCTACAGAAACCGTTATAACTATT